ATATATACCTTCAAGATAAACTTTACCTTCTTTATCTTGTTTCGCTTCTGCTATAAATTCTTCTACTAGAAAATTTTCCATATTATTTATTATATCTATGATATTTGATTGAGGCGTGTCGTTTAACTATTTTCAAAGGTCTTGTATCACCTTGGCTCTGCATATATTTAGCTTCTTTCTCAATAAAGCTATCATGTTTAATAGCGTCCACAATTTTTGGTTGCTTAACGCCTGTATTTTTAATATGCTGATGAACGCCACCAACTGGATTATACTTCTTTTCTAAATCAAAGAAATTCTTCTTCGTTGATGTAGTCTTTTTTGGCATTTTAATGGACGGCTTTTTGTCTGATGAAAAGCTTTTAAACTTCTTTAAATTAGTGTTAATCTTAACATCAGGAAACAAATTTTTACTTGATGCAGTTAATCCAAAATTAGGATGAGCTTTAGTAATGTTAGAATATTGATGACCTCCAACAAAATTAGTAATAGTAAAGGGTTTGCTTTCTTTTAGTATTGTCTTTCCTAAAGTGTTTGCCTTAACTTTCATGTCATAGTGCTGTTTTCTTTCTGCTGAAGTTAATTTTCTTTTTTTTCTTTTGAGATTAAGAAATTGCTTCGTAGCATTAACATCGTGAGTTGATGGAACAGCTACAACTCCTTCAGATGTTTGTTCAGATTCTGATTCAGATGAAACGAATCTTGGATGATGTTCTTTCATCTTCTTTAAATCTATACATTTTTTAATAAAACCTTCAATTTTCCTTCCATGTTTCTTTATCTCATGGCTATCATCATCACCATTAGCCTCATTAATAGCTTCATGATAACTATCAAAAGGTTTTTTTTGATAGTTATCATCCTTCCCTTCTATGATAAAATCTGAATAAAAAGTCATTAATTTATTTTTTTGAATGTAACCAACCTTTAGCAGTATCATGAGCTGCTGTTAAACCATCTTTATTACCATCAGCGGATTCATTGACATTAGAAACTTTGTGAATCTTATTTAATGTGTTGAAAAGTTTTTTATCATTATCGTTGAATTTATTATAATGACCTGAGGCGATGGTTAAGAAATGTTTAGCTCTATCTTTATCGCCCCTATAGTGAGAATACTCTGCTCTACTAAGCACTTTATTTGGAAGGTTCTTTAAATGATCATATTTAATATTTGTGACAATCTCTTCGTCCATCTTAATATTTTTAATTTCAAACTTACCTTTACCAAAGAAACCATTTAAACGAGATTCAATATCACTTTCATTGGTACCAACTACACGAAAATTCTTTAATTCCGTATCGTTACCTCCAACAAATTTAAGGTCTACAAGGAATTCCCCACCTGCTTCAGGGTCTGATTTTTTTTTTTGACCTTCGGGATAACCATTTTCATCTGCATGATTAGAAGGAATTTCTTCCGATTCATTAAACATGTCATTAGCTAATGTAATTTTATTTGTTTCAATTGCATCAGAAAGTTTTGTATAAAGAGTAGAAGTTATATCGTCTTTAAATGATTTAAAATCGCCTGTAAAAAAATTAGTTAATAAACTTGACATTGTTATTTTGTTTTATTGTTGTTGTACTTGCTGTTGTTCTGGTTGTTGCACTTCTTGCTGTTGTTCTGGTTGTTGCACTTCTTGCTGTTGTGTTGCTAGACCATTTTCTTGTTCTTTAAATGCTTGAAGCATTTCTATTTCTTGCATTTCTCTATCACTCTGCATCCTAAGCTCCCCTATTTCCGCTTCTGTTTGCAATAGAACATGTTTCTTAACCCATTCAACACTAAAAAGAGGGAAACTTGCATCATGAAAGGCTCTTGGAGTAAATTCTTGAATATCTTGTAACACCCGTAATCTACTTTGTAGAACTTCCTGATCTAATAGTTCCTTGAAATGAGTATCTATATTATATTTATATTTTACCCTTTGTTTTATTAAGTCCCAATCTTCTTTATTGACAACATTCTTTAAAAGTAATTGTTTTTGTAAAATTTCATCAAACAAATCACTAAATCTTACTCGCAATCTTGTGCAGAACCTGGCAAATTTAACCTCTTCTCTTGATATTTCTGAAGCTCTTCCTAAACTAAAACCAGTTTCAGGCTCTAATCTTGAAATGGGAACATTTAAAGAAAGATAGAATTGTTTTCTAAATTCATTAACATCTTCCATTCCATTACTTAACTGTGTACCACTTAAAGTCTTTATTTCAGTTCCATCTTGTGGTCCATTTCTTGGAAGGAAATAATCCTCAAGTAATGACATATATTTCTTTTGATCAGAAATTTGTCCTGTATTAGCATCATAGACAATCTTATTTCTAAATCTCATCATAATATCATGAAGATATTTTTCACCCTTTTTAGGTGGCATTCCTCCTGTATTAACATAAAACACTCTTCTTTCTGGTGCTCTACTAAAACGATATACAATTACAGATTCTTCAAGAAGTCTAAGCTGATTATATCTCTTGATGGACTTATGTAAATGACTTATTATAGAATTTGTTCTTGGATTTTTAAGACCACTATGAACAAAAACAACTCTATCTGGATGTATTTTAATTCCTGTTGTTCCAGCTGTTCCAGTAGAAGACGTTGCTTTTGCATTGAACATGAAATAATCCTTTTCCCTGATTATCGTCTCTGCTCCGGTTTCTTTATTTGCCTTCTCTATTTCCTTGATTTTCTTAATCTTCCTTGGATCAATATTCCTAAGCTCTTTAATACCGTGCCTTGGATTTTTATCATCAACAATGACATGATAATATAATTTACCATCAATATACCATTGCCTTAAAACGTCATAACCTCTTGATGTAAAATTTAATAATCTTAAAATGATATCAAATTCATCAGTTATTTTTTTCTTTACGCTTTCGCTTAATTCTGTATGCTCTAAATCTATTTTTACAGGATCTTCGTCTTCATCAATAACAATAAGTTCATTAATAATTTCTGAAATCGCATAATCAAATTCAGGTTCTTGTGCTAATCCACGAACTAAAGTGATATATTCATCTTCCGATTTTACCTTATTATCTAAATCAATAAATGTGCCAAAAAACCCTGATGGTGATATTTGTATAGAACTACCATCATCTTCTTCTCTATCGGTAAGCTGTTCATTTTTTTTATAAACAGATACGTCTTCGGTACTCCCTTTTTTAAAAATTCCACCAAAGGATTCATACAATTCTTCTAAAAATGCCATATATAAAATTTTTTAAATTAATTAATGCTTTTTTTAACTTCTTTAAGAAGTTTAATTAAATCATTAACATGTTCTTGTTCATCTGCAATAATAGACTTAATCATTTTTTCATGTTTTTCATTCCAATCAAATATACTTAATAAATTGTTATACGAAACAATAGCACAATTTTCTGATTTAATATTATCTACTATTTTACTCATTTCATTACAAGAAGTTCTGAAACCACAATCTGTTTTAAACGATAAAGCATTGGGATGAAAAGGATATTGACCACCAAGATCTGTAAGAATTTCATAAAACATTAAAGAATGTTTATATTCTTCCAATGCATGTTCATTGAATTCCTTTTTAATGTTTTCATTTTTACATCCTCCTTGAGCTGATGCATATTGTAAAAAAGAATTATATTCATCATTGATTGCCTTATGCAGATGATGGAATATTGCTTTATATTCCATCATTTTTCCAGCTAATTTTTTGAAATCTAACATTTATATTTATATCAAGTTGTTACGCCAACACTTTCAAGGTCATCATATCTGAATGATACTGAAAAGACTTCTATATCATTTTTTGCGCCCCACTGCAATCCAATACCGCTAACTATAGCAGGCCATGCATGATTAAGTTTATAAGTTTTAATCACTTCGCCTGCCTTACTTAACTGATCAATAAATATAGTTCCTTCATATGAAGTTGGATCTGAAGAGGCTCCATCAGTACGCACACCATCAGTTCTGCTGAATTGTGAAATACCATTATTCCATTTTTCAAAAGCATTTCTAATGGAAAAATCTTCATCGTTAATTATCTGAATTTCGTAATCAGGGTAAATTCTATCCCCAGCAAATTTAATATCCTGACCCATATAAGGGATAATCCTTTCGCCAATCTGCGAAGAAGGGTGAGATGCGGCTTGAGCTGCGAAGGTGAATTTTTCTATAGGGAAATTCACCCATGATGGTGCGACACAACGAACCCTAAAAAGAGAGGGTCTTGCTCCACCACCTTGAAGATTAGATCTAAAACTATTTACATTAAGTGCCATTGGTTTTCTTTTATTTTTATTTTCTTCTGAAAGACTTGAATTTCTTTAAACCTTCTTCAAATATATTTTCAATAAAGGATGATTCTGAAATCGTATCTATCACTTGAACTGAAGTTACATTACCACCCATTTTATGAATTCTTTCAATCGCCCCAGATTCTGAACTTGCTTTTACAGTCATTCCCCTCTCTTTATTATTTAGAGTGTATGAAATTCTATAAACTTTCATACTTCCCCTTTTTTCGTCTAACTGTTCTGATTGCTCAACAACAGGTTCTTTAATTGCTACAGGTAATTTAGAAGCCGTTTTTTTAGAATCGCCAAAAATGTTTTCAGCTAACTCTATTTTCTGAGCGTCATTATAATACTTAACGTTTTTACCCTCATTTAAACTGAGGACCTTTGTTTTAGACGCTCCATCCACATTAGCAGATAAAAGATATCTCATACTATCGCCCATAAAAATAGACTTATAATTTACATTTTTAACCATCTTCTAATTATTTTTTATATTTATAATAGTAATTAAGCCCTTCAGCCCTTCCTACAACTTCACTGAATTCCACAGAACTACCAACTGCTACCATTGTAAGTGTAATCCAGTTAATAGATTTAGATGGTTTAATATACACATCCATTTTTAATTCGTTATTATCTCTTACAATACCAGTATTATTTGAAAGGTCACAAACGACTTCAAAGTCTTCAACCCCTCTTCGTGATTTTACAGCCTTTAAATAAGATTCTACTTGTGCTGTTAATTGAGTACGGGTGAACTCGTCATTGAAATTAAATAATCCATATTTAAGATAATCACCAATTTTCTTCTTTAAAGTATTAAATAAATATCTTACATTGATTCTATCAAATGCCGATGATCTTGTTAATCCTGTTTTATCACCAAGAAGAATGAATTGACCACCTTCACTAATAATAGGGTTGACCCTGTTTTTATAGATAATTCCCATATAATCATCTTTAGGATTCCAAGCAAGTTTAATACAATTCCTAATTAAACCTCTGTTATAACCACTACCATTCCACCAACTATCATTCTCTACTTCTGCTTTCGCCTTTAAACCTGCGGTATCACCACAGCATGGAATCCATCTATTAACATCATTATATTTATCATATTGTTGTTTCCAGTTCCCATCAACAAAATAATAACTTGAACTTGTTGCAATTTCTGAATTTTTAAAATCTACAATATTATTAGTAATTTGCATTTGGGTTAGACCAACTTGAACGTCTGACCATTCAGGGCTTATAAAAACGACACAATCTCCTCTAGTTTCTGCCATTGTGATGAGAGATTTAACACTTGTTCCTGAAAGATTCCCTGCAATAACGTGGCTAACGTCGACACTCTTTTTATCTTCAAAAAGTTCATAACTATTAAGATACATCGAGGTGTTAGATGAATCGGCATTATAACCACCTGTCAAGGACACAGCATTGTTTCCAAACGAAGAGAATGTGTCTGAAACTAATGCGCTTGAATTGGCTCCTAATACATATTCATCACCAATTCTAATGTATTGAGAAGTTTGATTTAAAAGTTCTTTATAGAAATTATTTGTTCCATCTTCCTTTTTAGCATTCGAAGCTTTACTTAAATATTCATACTTTTCTAAAATTGACCCTTGAACACCTGTGAATAAACCGCCTTCGTCAATAACTAAAACGTGCATTTCATCATATCCACCACCAAGTGAATCGGCATGTTCACTTGTTCCAGGAATAGTAGAGAAGTAATCTTCCCAAGTTCCGAATGAATTGTTTGAAGTATGAACATTAGATGATAAGGAAGAACCTGCATCACAGCAAGCAACAAAAATGCTATTACCCTTTTCTCCTGGATATTTCGCAATCCACGCACCACTTCCATCTATAGTAGCAGTTTCATAATCTGTATCATTTTTAACTAAAACTGCTGTTCCAGAACAAGCATTGATAGCAATGTCATCACATACTCTTACCAATTTTAAACTAGATGAATATGTTAAAAAATTAGATGCTACAAAGAAATCTATATAAGTTTCTGAGTTTGGTTTTCCAAAGTAATTAATTAAATCAACCTCACTTGTAATTAAATTAATTTCTTCAGCTGGGCCCCATTCACTGTTGATAGCTAGTGCTCCAAAACTAGTGAAGTCGCCTGTATTGATTCTTGTAGTAAGGTCAGTCTCTCTTACTATTACTGTTGGATATGTTGGAGTTGCCATTTTTGTTTATTAAATTTTGTATATTAATTATCTTTTTATTA